AGCATAGCCTTAGAAAACCACTACAAGGCTGAATGCCGCATCGTTGCTCTACAAGCAGGTAAAAATTCTACTGACATTGCCGCAATCTGTAAATAACTGTATATGAAATCAGATATCAAAATAAATCAGTCGGCAGAAGTATTACCTATCAGTGTAGTTGCTGGTAGTATCAACTTATTCGATGATCAAATTGACCTATACGGTCGAAACAAAGCTAAAATTAATATTGACCAACTTACTAACCGCACAAAACGTGATAGTAAGTTGATCTTAGTAACAGCCATAACCCCAACGCCCTCAGGTGAAGGTAAGACCACAACAACCATTGGACTTGCAGACGGACTACGTAAACTAGACTACAATGCCATTGTATGCCTACGTGAACCCGCATTAGGTCCTGTATTTGGTATGAAAGGTGGCGCCACTGGAGGCGGGTATGCTCAGGTATATCCCATGGAAGATATTAACCTACACTTTACAGGTGATTTCCATGCTATAGCTTCGGCACACAACTTGTTAGCCAGCTTAATCGACAACCATTTACACTGGGGTAATAAGCTCAATTTGGACACTAACAACATCACATGGCGTAGAGTTAGTGACATGAACGATCGTGCGTTACGCGACGTTTGTGTAGGTCTAGGAGCCCATAACAGCGTTACACGTCAGACAGGATTTGACATTGTAGTGGCATCAGAAGTAATGGCTATTCTATGTCTGGCAGATGATTTTAAAGATTTGAAAAAACGCCTGGGTAAGATCACAGTTGGGTATACCCTAGATGGAAAGCCAGTTACAGCTAAAGATCTAAAAGCCAATGGTAGTATGGCCGCACTACTTAAAGACGCAGTTAAACCTAACCTGGTACAGACTCTAGAAGGTACTCCTGCGCTGATACATGGTGGCCCATTTGCCAACATAGCACATGGCTGTAACAGTGTTATTGCTACCAAGTTGGGTATGAAACTTGCTGACTATGTGGTAACAGAAGCAGGCTTTGGTGCTGACCTAGGTGCTGAGAAGTTTATCAACATCAAATGTCGTAAGAGTGGCCTACGTCCTGATGTGGTTGTATTAGTGGCCACAGTCAGAGCCATCAAATATTGGGGCAACTACGATAACTTGGACAAGCATATTGCCAACATCACCACATGGTATAACTTGCCCTGTGTTGTGGCCATTAACAAGTTTGACGGGGATACAGAACAAGAGATTAAAGATTTACAACAGCACGTCTGGGACACATTTAAAATTGAAGCAGTGGTAAATCACTCTTGGGCAGATGGCGGCATTGGCGCACAAGAACTCGCACACGAAGTGGTCATGGCCATCGACGAAAGCACCAAGACTATGGAACTTACCTATGCCGATGATGAAACATTGTTCTGGAAACTTAATGCTGTGGCCACACGCATTTACAATGCCTATGAAATACAAATGGATGCTAAGATAGCACGTCGTTTAGAAGAACTACAGAAAGATTACGGGCATTATCCAATTTGTATTGCCAAGACACAGAGTAGTTTCAGTGATGATCCTACAAATAAATTGGCCGCAACTGAACGGCATGTTTTAACAGTGCGTGAATTACGCCTATGTAGTGGTGCTGAGTTTATTGTGGCAGTATGCGGCAACATCATGACCATGCCAGGCTTACCAGAACGACCAAACGCAGAACGTATTGGCATTGATAAGCAAGGGCGTATAGAGGGATTAGATTAATGAATAGATACACTTATAATCTAGTAATCATAGCAATTGCTGTATATGTAGTCGGAGTCCTTCATTGGAGTCTATGGTGGTTATTGGTATTATCATTGGCAATGGTGGGATAATATGAGCGAAACACTAATTGTAATGGCCGCAGTTATAGTAGTCGGATTGTTACCAATAATTATTATTGCTGCTTTAGCTATACGTGCTATCAACAGGTCTTTGACCACAATTGAATCTGCTGTTTCTGAACGCAGTAGTAAGTTCGACGAAAGTATCGAGAATATCAACACCATATTAGATCAAAAAGATCAAAAGACTCAAGATGCAATTGATGGTCTTAAATAGTTTTCTATCACACTGCTCAGTCTAGCTCCTAGTGTGATAGCCTCAAGCCCAATGTTTAATTGCATTGGGCTTTTTTTTATTTGACAAACATATTTTAATCTTGTAAAATATTACTATGACACAATATCCTTATGTAGAAGATTATTTAGAATTGCTTGGAGGTTATGCCCCTAACAATCCTGCCACTTGGATTATGCCAACATCTAAACCTGTTAGTCTTGCTCGCTATGATATTGCTATTGTAGACAGCATGAGCTCGCATACAGTATTTGGTGGCGCACTAACTGATCGCCAAGCGGATCTATGTGTTAGATTGGTGCTTAAATATCGTAGACAATTTGCTAAACTTAATGTAGATGTAACCCCTGTGGAGAATCCGCAGTTCCGTTTACCGGTACGTAAATTAGATCGCAGCCGACGTATATGGTTAGATGATCAACGGATTGGTATACGATTTCCCTATGACCGTAGTCTAATTGACAGTCTTCAAGACTATAAGAAAGCAAGTCAAGGTAGTACCAATTGGGATAATGAAGAAAAGATCTGGTGGTTTGGCTTAACTGAAGCAAACGTCAATTGGGCAGCCACCTGGGGAGAAACTTATAATTTCGAAATTGATCCATTGGTTAAAAACCTAATGAACAGTATACTCGAATGTGAACAAACTCCTTATGAGATCAAACTCGTAAGAAACTCAGACAGCTTCACTATCACCAATGCCGCTGAAAGTTTAATTAACTATGTAAATGACCATTTAGGTGGGTTCGGTTTGGAAAATGCAGTTAAACTAATCGACAATTCGGGTGTCTTAGGATATACATACGATGAGAATTTAGTTCGTCCTGCACTATTAGATTTGTTTAAAGACCAACGCAATGCACATGTGCCACCCAGTAATAGTAATATAGATCTAATATTTCAATATGCAGAGTTAACTGGTCGTTATCCTGTATGTATCTATGATCCAAGCATGCGCGGGGTAGATCTATCAAAATTCAGTGATAGGGATATTGTACGCTTTGGTCCAAATGGTAAAACTAACAGTAGCGATTATAACATCTATGATGTTAAAGTAGTATATGCTAACAAGATTCCTTCAACATGGAATCATCCTGTTCCATTGTTGGTAACCACACAGGAATTACTATATGGTGGTAAACGTATGGAATGGCTTAACACTGCGGAAAAAGTAATTTACTACTGTAATACCTTATTAAGGGAAAATGATTAATGGCATCAGCCAAACTAATAATTAAAGATGAAGTCAATGTTAAGATTGAAGGACTTGAATTAACTGAACGTAAACATCTTAGTAACAAATTCAAATATGAAATTCCTGGCGCACGTTATTTGCCAGCAGTTAAACTAGGCCGTTGGGATGGTAAGGTAGCATACTTTCAACTTGGTGGCAGTACCTATACAAATTTACTTCCTGAAATACTTCCTTATCTAGATGAACGTGGCTATGATATCGAATTAGATGATCAGCGTGACTATCGGACACAGTTTGATTTTGCTGAAGTAACAGAACAGACATTTGCACATAAAGTTTGGCCACCTAAACATCCTGTAGCAGGGCAACCTGTTGTTCTACGTGACTATCAAATTGAAATTATCAATAAATTCTTAAGTAACCCACAATGCCTACAGGAAATTGCCACAGGCGCAGGTAAGACTTTAATCACAGCGGCACTTAGTTATAGCTGTGAGCAGTATGGCCGCACTATTGTTATTGTGCCGAACAAAAGTCTAGTAACACAAACAGAAGCAGACTATGTCAACCTAGGCCTGGATGTTGGAGTCTATTTTGGAGATCGCAAAGAGTTTGGTCGTACACATACTATCTGTACTTGGCAAAGTCTTAACATCTTACTTAAAGGCACTAAAGCACATGAAGTAGACATTACTATACATGAATTTTTAGAAGACGTTGTATGTGTTATGGTTGACGAAGTACACATGGCCAAAGCAGATGCACTTAAAACATTACTTACTGGTGTTATGGGTCAGATACCGATTCGCTGGGGCTTAACTGGCACAATCCCTAAAGAAATGTATGAGTTTATGGCTCTAAAATGCTCAATTGGAGACGTTATCGGTCGGTTGAGTGCCAGTGAATTACAAGACCAGGGCGTACTAAGCAACTGTCACGTTAACATTCTACAGTTGGTAGATCATGTTGAATACAAAGACTATCAAAGTGAGTTGCGCTATCTATTAGAGACTGAGGAACGGCTAGATTATATAAGTAAACTAATAGAGACTATTAGAAAAGACGGTAATACTCTTATTCTAGTAGATCGAATAGCCCCAGGAAAAGCCCTTGTTGAAAAGATTAAAGACGCTGTATTTGTCAGCGGTGGAACTAAAGCAACTACTCGTAAAGAAAGTTATGATGAATTTGCCACAAGTGATAACTTCGTTGCTGTTGCCACTTATGGTGTTGCGGCTGTTGGTCTTAACATTCCTCGTATTTTTAATCTTGTGCTTATCGAACCTGGTAAATCTTTTGTCAGGGTCATCCAAAGTATCGGGCGTGGCATTCGTAAAGCGGAAGACAAAGACTTCGTCCAAATCTGGGACGTAACATCAACCTGTAAGTTTGCCAAAAGGCATCTTACAACTCGTAAGAAATTTTATACTGAAGCAAACTATCCTTATGCGGTAGAAAAAACGGAGTGGAAGTAATACATGCACATCTTAACCTTAGAAAATCAAGCCTATGAAATGAACGAAATCCCCGATGAAGTCGAGGACCTGCGTTTTGCTATCTTAGATAACAGTGACCCGAAGAATCCAGATTACTTCTTTATTCCTTTGATCTTTTTAGAATCGTTTAACAGTCCGGCATTGGTCTTGAGCATCGGCGGTAACATTGTTAAAATGCCCGTGGACTGGCAGGTACTTATTGGCGAATCGGATATTGGCGACCTAGAAGTTATACCATTAACGTCTATCAATGATCGTGGCTTTAGTGCATTTACGTTTAATCCCTTAGGCAGTTACAAACCAGAGTTTCATCCTATTGAAGTAGTAGACATTTACCAAGATGTCAAGTGGTACTTTCCTAAACTACGTCCGGGTCAGATGTTGGCAGTGCCTATCACAGGCGGTGACAAACCCTTGTGTGCTTACTTTGTCAAAGATATCAGTCGCCAAAGCGAAATAGTAGATTATTCGAAGATTTGGTAATATGGGCACACTTACACCTGGAGCAACCTACATATACGAGCGAGTTGACGATGTAACCTATGCCCGTGAATTTGGATCAAATGATAGATTCGAAATTGGCCGCGCATATAACGCAAATAACAGTTGGGAAGAAGAATTGTTGTGGAGAGAAATACGTCAAACAGCCAAGACCAATACTACTTTACAAGAAGCACTAGATCATGTTATAATGATATATAAGTTAAGCAAGGAATATAACAATGGCATTTGATCCTAGACAATTTAAACAAAAGAAAAAACGTGCAGTAGATCCAAATGCACCTCCTAGACCTAACCTAATGTCACATGATAAGGTTATCCGCGAACAAAAGGATGTGATCATGGCTCTTGAAGAGAAGGTAAGATTTCTATCAGAGGAAGTTTCTCTAATGAAAAGTAAATATCGCGACATGCAACAGAGTGTAGAACAAATTATAAATGTATTACGCAGAGGCAAATAATGGCTGTTAATAACGATCCACTTTATATTGGTAATGAAATGGCGGCATTTGATCGCAAGGATCGTGCGTACTATGATAAGTTTACTGATGAAGAACGTAAGAAATTCAGCACATACCTAATGCTACGCTATGGTGCCACTGTAGCAGGCAGTGCAGATCTACAGGCCTACTATCTAATGGCCACTAATGAACGTGTAAACAAAAACTTCTTTGACTTGGGCAAGCATCCTAAGCTACAATGGTTATTGTGTACTACTGTCAGTCCTAACATGGGCAAGCAACATCACAGTTGGATGGCCAGTAAGAAGAAAGAAGGTAATAGTAAAGTACAAAAGTTTCTACAAGAACTTTATCCTAATTATAAACAAGACGAAATTGAACTGTTAGCAAAGATAAATGATCAACGAGATATTGAAGACATGGCAAGAAAACACGGCGATGACGACAAGTCAATTAAAGCCCGTTTCAAATAGTTTTAAGTGTAAGTATTGCTCAAAAGAATTCCGCAAAGAATCGACTCTTGCGGCACATCTTTGTGAAAGCAAGCGACGTTGGCAACAGGAAAAAGAAACAGGTGTACAATTTGGACTTCAAGCATACCTACGTTTTTTTGAGTTAACACAGGGCTCAGCCAAAACTAAATCATATGCGGACTTTGTTACAAGTCCATACTATCTTGCATTTGTGGCATTTGGTCGCCATATGGTTGAGATACGAGCAGTTAATCCTCGTGCGTTTATTGATTGGGTAATTAAAGAAAATAAAAAACTTGATCATTGGACACATGAATCGATATATGTAGAATACCTAAAACAGTATATGCGTAAAGAAGCTACGCAAGATGCACTTGAACGTGCTTTATTGGAGATGCAACGACATGTGGATGATAACTTGGGAAAATTTCCTAACGGGTTTAGTGACTATTTTAGATTGGCTGGTCCAAATCGTATTTGTCATCATATCAGTAATGGGCGTATTAGCCCTTGGATTGTGTTTAATTGTCAATCTGGTGTGGAATTTCTTGAGTCCCTTACCGAAGAACAAATAGTAATGATATTACCTTGGATTGATCCGGACTTTTGGCAACGCAAATTTGCAGACTATGTAGCAGATACAGAATGGATTAAAGTAATACTCAAGGGAGCCGGCTTATAATGGAAGAATTAGTAGAACAACTACGTGGTGATGTATTGATGCTACGCAATGATGTGGCCATGTTGGCATATGACGTAACACAACTACGTAAACAATTAGATGATATACAGGGCATGCTACACCAATCTTATAATTCAGTAGGTATAGCACCAAACACTCCACCACCAGATTGGTTACCACCAGATGAAATTTAAATCAGACATTGACATTGACTTTGCAGATCGTGATGAAGTAATTGGTTTACTTGATGTCACGCCTGCCAGTATTTTACGTGACGGCCAATTGGTCAAACATAACACCGGCGTCTATGCTACAGAAATACCTGTGGATCCATTTACAGGGCAAGCGAGCCTAGATTATAATATTGCAGAGGATCGTGGCTATGTTAAACTAGACTTCTTAAATGTTAATTTGTATAAACAGGTCCGAGATGAAGAACATCTATTAGAACTGATGCGTGAACCGGATTGGACAAAGCTGTATGATCCAGAAATCTGCGCAAAATTAATGCACGTCAATGGGCATTATGATTTGTTACTACAGATGCCCGAACCTGTGGATACTATACCTAGACTGGCTATGTTCTTGGCTATTATTCGTCCTGCTAAAAGACACTTAGCTGGCAAGACTTGGAAGGAAGTAAGTGCTACTGTGTGGGATAGACCTGCAGATGATACCTATTACTTTAAGAAAGCACATGCTATCAGTTATGCACAGCTTGTAGTAGTTAATATGAATCTATTGGATCTTGCGAATAAGGGTAATTGATCTGCGTTTACTGCGTTTTTGGGCTATTTCTCTTAGACTAACATAAGGCCCGTGTTGTATAATTACATCTTTGCTGTTGAATGTCTTCAGGCAAGGTCTAAAACCAATCCAATCCTGTTTTAAAAACACATTAATAGGAACCAACCTATTACTTTCCCACCACCATTGGTCTGCTAATTCTAAATAGCGTGTTTTCTGATCCAATGATTTTAACATAGCAAAATCGTATATAGTAGTTATAAACTCGTCTGAGTTTTGTATAATACCGATATAGTCATTTCCGCCGTAGGTAAGGTAGCTAATAAACGGATATTGGTCTAATAAATTCTTGTAACTATCTTCCATTAAGTCCTGCTAAATATGTAATAAGGATCGAGACATAAAGTGCCTACAATCACAAGTTATTTAGCTATTCAAAAATTACCAATTGAAGTTTTGGACTTCTCGAATCCTTTTCTCAAAACAAGGAACAGACCCGTGTATGCACGCCCTATAAAAGTCTATCAAGGTATAGATAATCCAATACAAATTGTAGTTAAAAATCAGGATCAAAAGCCTGTAGATTTAACAGGGTACAGTGTACAAGTTGATATTCAAGATCCTGTTAACCAAGTAACGGCATATAGTTTTGCCGCTAACAGCACAGCACAATACAGCAACTTGACCATAGGTACTACTACTATCTTGTTTACTGCAGCCATAGTCAACAGTTTAGATCAACGTTACTATAAACTAACTACACGTATTATAAACGAATCCGACAGTACACAAGCACCGATGTATACAGATGATAATTTTGGCGCACTTCTTGATTTAGAAGTATTGCCAGCATACTACTCAACTGCTAATCCTGTTTACAATGTTACTGAAACAGTTATTGACCCAGGACTACTACCGTAATGACAACATATTATAGCAACGTACAAGTATCGAAAGTATTAACCCTACGCGGTAATACTATACAGAATAATCGTTATACTGGTATCCCAGGTGAAATCACAGTTGATACACAGGTTAATAGTATTAGAATTCATGATGGCAGTACTTTAGGTGGTCATCCAATTACATCAGCTATTGATACTTCACAACCAGTAACAGGTAATCTAATTCCTAGTGCCAATGTTGCATACAGTTTAGGTAGCCAAACACATCAATGGAAAGATTTATGGGTCAGCAGTAATACTATCTATATCGGTGGCACTCCTTTAAGCATTAATTCCAGTGGTAATTTGTTAGTTAATGGCAATGTAGTATCTGGTAGTGGCGGAGGAAGTAGTTTAAGCAATGGAAGTAACGTGGTTAGCCTTGATGCTCATGGTGCATTGAACCTAGCCAATGTTGGCTTGATCCGTGCTCCAGATAACGGAGCAGGTGCAATTAATCTAGCATCAAATACTTTTGTACAGATGCAATGGTCAGCGAATTCCAATACAGTCGATCCTAACAGTGATTGGACAGGATCAACTACCTGGGTCTATGTTGACAATGGTGGATTCCACGTTGAAGCTATCACGCCTGGTCATGATGCTTATTGGAATTTTGATACTGCTGGCAATTTTACATTCCCAGATAACACCATACAAACCACAGCATTTAGTAATGTTGCTCTA